AGAATTATCTGCTGCATGAGTAATCTTTTATTACTAGAAAAAACTGCATTTAATAGTTTTAAACCTCCTGAGAAGCTAAGTCTTAGTGATTGGGCAGATCAATATGCCTATTTATCTACAGAAAGTTCAGCCGAGGGTGGTAGGTGGAGGACATTGCCATATCAAAAAGGAATTATGGATGCGATAACTGATCCTGATATAGAACAGGTGACAGTTATGAAGTCAGCTAGGGTTGGATATACAAAGATTTTGAATCATATTATTGCTTATCACATCCACCAAGATCCATGTCCAATAATGGTTGTACAACCTACGATTGAGGATGCTACTGGTTACTCAAAAGAAGAAATAGCCCCTATGATTCGTGATTGTAAATGTTTAGAGGGATTAATAAGTGATCCAAAAGCAAAAGATGGATCTAATACATTGCTACAGAAAAACTTTCCTGGTGGAACATTATCTTTAGTTGGTGCTAACTCACCTAGAGGGTTTAGAAGAGTTAGTCGTAGAGTTGTACTTTTTGATGAGGTTGATGGTTATCCATTAGGCGGTGCGGGTACTGAAGGAGATCAAATTAAACTTGGTATAAGACGAACAGAATATTATTGGAATCGCAAAATAGTTTCTGGCTCTACACCTACAATTAAAGATTTTTCTCGTATCGAGAGAATGTTTTTACAGACGAATCAGATGAGATATTTTTGTCCATGTCCTTCATGCGGTCACATGCAATATTTTAGATGGTCACAGTTTTCTTGGGAGAATGATGATCCTGATACTGTTAAATACAAATGTGAATCATGTAGTCATTTAATACCAGATACGAAGAAAAGATATATGATAGAACGTGGAGAATGGCGAGCAACTGCACCAGGTAAATCAAAACATATTGGATTTCATATATGGGCTGCGTATTCATATTCACCTAATGCAAGTTGGCCTAATTTAGTAGAAGAATTTTTAGAAAGTAAAGATGATCCCGAACAACTCAAAACATGGATTAATACAATTTTAGGAGAGACATGGGAAGATTCATATCAAGCTAAAGTTGGTGCTGACGCTTTAATGATACGAGCATCAGAAGCTAAATATGAAAGAGCAAAGCCACCTAGAGAAGTTTTATTTTTGACTGCGGGTATTGATACACAAGATGACAGACTTAGTATGTCTGTTTTTGGTTTTGGACGTAATGAAGAAATGTTTTTAATTGATCGACAAGTTATATATGGTTCACCTTCTAGGGCAGATGTTTGGAAACAATTAGATGAAATATTACTAGGTAAATTTATAAATGAAGATGATAAGGAGATAAAGATAGAAAGTGCTGCGATTGATACTGGTGGTCACTTTACCCATGAGGTCTATCAATACGTAAGAGAAAGATCACATATTGGTTTGATAGGTATAAAAGGTGTTGGACAGAAAGGTAAACCTGCATTGGGCAAGCCTAGTAAAGTAGATATCAATTTTACTGGTAAAGCATTGAAAAAAGGAGTGCAATTATTTCCTGTTGGAGTTGATGTTATCAAAACAACCCTTAGTAATAAATTAAAAGATGCCGAGATTGGAGAAGGTTATATACATTTCTATCCAACAATTACACCAGATTATTTTGAGGAACTTACAGCAGAGAGACAAGTACTTAAATATAAGAATGGGTATCAAGAACGTGTATGGGTTAAGAAAAGTTCTGCTAGAAATGAAGCTTTAGATGAAATGGTGTATTCTTGGGCTGCATATCAGCGATTATTACAAAAATATGATCGTAGAACCATATATGACCAGTTTGAAAGAAAAATTTACCCTACTGAGCCTGTAAAGGAAGCTAAGATAGACTTAAATCGTACTAAATCGACTAAAAAGTCGAATTTTGTCTCTAATTGGTAATTAATTGTGCCTATTCCTTCTAAAATTAGACAAGGTGATTTTGTCCAATGGGATATTCCGTCCTATCAAGATCATTTTGGAAACAGTATCTCAAGTCCAGATTGGTCTGTCACTTACTATCTAAGAACTAATTCAGCACCCATAGGTGCGACTGTAACAAGTACAGCATTTAGTGATGGTTTCAAATTTCAAATAGATAGTAATGTTACTCAGACTTTTTTAGCAGGAGATTGGTATTATCAAGCTGTAGCTGATAAGTCTGGTGCAGAAAAACAAACCATTATAAGTGGAAGTTTTAAAGTTTTAAAGTCTTTAGTTTTTTCTGGAACAGCATTAAATTATGATGGTCGATCTCAAGTTGAGAAAGATTTAGAAACTATTGAGATTGCTATAAGAAATATTATTAGTGGTGGTGCAATACAGGAATATAAGATTGGAACACGAACTGCTAAAAAATATGAGTTATCTGAATTACTTGTTTTAAAAAGTCAATTAAAAGTTGAACTTGTTAGAGAAAAACAGGCAGAAACAATAGCTAATGGTCTTGGTAATCCAAGAGCAACTTTTGTACGTTTTGATGGAGCATACTAATGGGTATAAGATCTAATATTACAAATGCGGTAAAAAGAGTTTTAGGTTTTGGACAAAAAGCTAATCCACTTAAAAATATAAGAGCATATCAAGGTGCATTAGTTTCAAGATTGACATCAGATTGGATGGCAAGCCAACTAAGTGCTGATGCTGAGATTAGAAATAGTCTTAGAAAGTTGAGAGATAGATCAAGAGAGTTAGTTAGAAATAATCCTTATGCAAGGCAAGCCAAGAGAACTACTCAAATAAATATTGTTGGAACTGGTATGAAGTTTCAGTCTAGGGTTTTACAGATTAGAGGTAATAGAAGAGATCAAAGAATAAATAATCTTATAGAGCAGAAATGGGCTGAATGGTCAGGTGCGAATAGTTGTGATTGTGCGGGAAGGTACAGCTTTCATGAATTTGAATGGTTAGCAGCGGGTGCTTTATGTGAATCAGGTGAGGCTATTTTTAGGATTGTTAGACAACAGTTTGGAAACTCAAAAGTACCTCTTGCATTGCAACTTATAGAGTCAGATTTATTAGATGAGGAATATACAGGTAAAACTTTAAAAAAGGGTAATGAATGGCGAAACGGAGTAGAAATTGATAGCTGGGGTAGACCTCAAAGGTATGCCATCCTTACTAAGCACCCAGGCGATGCCTATTATTTAGATTTTTCTAATAATGAAAAATTACATATATTTATTTCTGCTGATGACATAATTCATTTATATCTTCCAGAGAGGCCAGGTCAGAATCGTGGTGTGCCTTGGTTTCATAGTGTTATGGCAGATATGCACCAGTTAGAGGGTTACGAAGAAGCAGCCGTAATTAGAGCTAGGGCGGGTGCAAGTATTATGGGATTTATACAAAACGATCAAGGTGAGTTAATAGGTGATGAAGTACAAAATAATCAGAGGATACAATCATTCTCGCCTGGTGAGTTTCGTTATCTAGCACCAAATGAAAGTATTAATATTCCAGATATAGATTATCCATCTCAACAGTATGAGATGTTTGTAAAAAATAAAATTAGACGTTTTGCTACAGGTATTGGTTGTAGTTTTGAAACTATAAGTAAAGATTTTAGTGAGACTAATTATTCAAGTTCAAGATTAAGTCTTTTAGAAGACAGGGAACATTGGAAGTTTTGTCAGAAGTATTTAATTAACAATTTACATCTAAGGGTCTTTAAAGAATGGATGAAACTTGCTGTTCTTGTAGGAGAGCTTGATTTTGATGATTTTGCAGTAAGACCAGAAAGATATGTAAAACCAAGATGGACTCCACCAGCTCAACACTACGTTGATCCTTTAAAGGAGGTGAAAGCCTTTAGAGAAGCAGAACAAGCGGGTTATATGAGTAAGGCACAAGTTATAGCTGCTACAAATGGAGGTGATTATGACGATATTATTTCAGAAATATCAAGAGAACAGGAAGTCGCTAAAGAGTTAGGAGTTACATTAGATAAAGATCTTGATCTTGAGGTAGAGGTAGGTCAATTAGAACTTGATTTACCTACAGTACAGCCAACAAGAGCAAAAAAAACACGCAAAAAAACTAAGTAATCATGGCAAATGTAAGCGGAACTGAGATTAATCTTAAACCTACAGATGGGATGAAGACGGAAGCACAAAGATATAAAGATTGGAAAAAAGAAGGTAGGGCAGGCGGTACACAAGTAGCAGCAGTAAGAGCGACTCAAATATTAAGTGGCTCAGAGCTTTCACCAGATGTTACCCTACGCATGTTTAGTTTTTTCAGTAGGCATGAGGTTGATAAAAAAGCAGAAGGTTTTAGCCCTGGTGAAAAGGGATATCCGTCAAAAGGCAGGGTCGCATGGAGTGCCTGGGGAGGTGATGCGGGATTCAGTTGGAGTAGAGGTAAAGCTGCTGCTATTAAAAAAGCTAGAGAAAGAGCAGAACCTATAGAACTTGCAAGACCATATCCAAACGAACACGCAGCTACTATTACAAATCCAGAACAATATGATACATTTAGGCGGTCAAACAATGAAGGTTCACAAGGGGTAGACTTTATTTTTGGTATAAAGAATAATGAAGAGGGTGCTGAACTTCAATCAATAAGATTCAGACTGTCTGAATATTCTGTCTCCCAAGCTAAATCTTGGCTTGATAGAAACGAATTTGATCCCATCAAGTTTGAACCCGCTACTAACGAAAAATCTATGACTGAATCGACAACAGTTGAGAAAAGAGCCGAACCTGATGGTTTGAAGGTCGGTGATTTTGTCAGGTGGAACTCTAGCGGTGGTACAGCTAGAGGAAAAATTGATCGCATCGTAAGAGATGGATCAATAGATGTACCAGATAGTTCCTTTACTATTACAGGAACAGCAGACGATCCCGCTGCACTAATTACTCTTTATAGAAATGGTGAGGCCACAGATCGAAAAGTCGGTCATAAGTTTTCTACTTTGACTAAGATCGCAGCTATTAGAACAATAGATTCTGATGATAAGTTGGAAAGAAAAGAGGTAACTGATTTCAAAAATGTGAAATCAAGAACATTTGAGTTTCCATTTTCGTCAGAATATCCAGTAAAAAGATATTTTGGTAACGAAATATTAAGCCATGAACGTGGTGCTGCTGATCTTTCAAGACTTAATGATGGCGGTGCAGTTTTGTTCAATCATCATTTAGATAAACCGATAGGGGTAGTCGAAAGTGCCTATATCGGAGAGGACAAAAGGGGTTATGCAAAAATTCGCTTCTCAAGAAGTAAGTTTGCATCTGAAATCTTAGAAGATGTCAAAGATGGAATTATTCGAGGTATTAGCTTTGGATATTCTATAAATGATATTGATGAGACTGAAGAAGGTATGCTTGCGAGAAGCTGGTCAGTACACGAATTGTCGGTTGTTACGGTGCCTGCAGATCCGACTATAGGCTTCGGAAGAAGTTTAATTGCACCCTCTCAAGGTAATAGTATTAATATGGAAGATAAGTCACCTACTATGGAACTTAATTCTGCGGATGATTCCGCATCACCCTCTGTTCGCATTATGGAAGAACCAATCAAAGAAACTCAGGTTGAAGCGGAGAAATCCGTTGAAATCGACATCAAAGCCGAAGTTCAACGTGCTATTGATGAAAACAACGCTCGTACAGCATCTATCACTTCTTTATGTCGTGAGTTTGGTGAGTATGGAGCAGAAGAGATTGCTGAGACTCTTATAAAAGGCAACAAATCTGTTGTTGAAGCAAGAGCAGCAATTCTTGATCTTGTTAAAAACAAGGCAGAAGTAAACAACACACCAATCCGTTCAACAGACATGACATCAAATGAAGTTGGCTTGGATAAGAAAGAAGTTAAGAAGTTTTCTTTCTTGAGAGCCTTAAATGCTTTAGCAAATCCAAATGACAGATCAGCACAAGAAGCGGCTGCATTTGAAAGAGAAGTTTCAGATGAAGCATCTAAGCGTTATGACAAGCCAGCAAATGGCATCTTAGTTCCAAACGAAGTTTTACAAAGAGACTTGAATGTTGGTACTGCAACTGCGGGTGGTAACTTAGTTCCTACAGAATTACTTTCTGGTTCTTTTATAGATATTCTTCGTAAAAGAATGGCTGTAATGGCAGCGAATCCTACAATGCTTACAGGACTTTCTGGTAACATTGCGATTCCTAGAATGACTCAAAGTGCCACTGGATTTTTTGTTGGAGAAGGATCTGAGCCTACCGAGAGCCAACAGGCCTTCGACCAAGTGAACATGACACCTAAGACGGTAGGTGGGGTTGTAGAATTTACAAGAAGACTTTTACTACAGTCAAGCATTGATGTTGAGTCAATGATTAGAGATGATATTGCAAGAGTTATTGCTACTAAGTTAGATAACGCAGCTATCTATGGTACAGGTTCTTCAAACCAACCATTAGGTATTAAAGATACAACTGGTGTTGGCACACAAACAATTACTACATTTGGTACATTCGCTGAGTATATCGGAATGGAAACAGATGTAGCAGCAGCAAATGCTGATGTGGCAAATATGTTCTACATCATTAATGCTTCTGCGAGAGGTGCATTAAAGAGTACAGAAGTCGCTTCAAATACAGGTAAGTTTGTTTTCGAGAACAATGAAATCAATGGCTATCCAGTTATTGTTTCAAATCAACTCGTTAACAACGATGCCTTGTTTGGAGACTTTAGCCAGTTCTGTATTGGTATGTGGAGTGGTTTAGATCTAACAGTAGATACAATCACAAAAGCGGGTAGCGGTACAGTTAAGATAGTGGCTCTACAAGATGTAGATTTCGCTATCAAGCAACCAACTGCTTTCTGCTTCGGCACATAATATGAAAGTTGAATTAATAAGATCAACAATGATTGCTGGCACTCCTACGAGTGTCGGCACTTCTATTGATGTAGAGGAAAATGTTGCTCGTATGCTAATTCTTGGTGGTAAGGCTATCAAATATGTAGACAAGCCAAAGCCAAAAGCAAAGAAAAAAACTACCCCTAAAAAAGAGGAAACCCAAAGTGGCAATCAATCAACTTAACTTAGAAAAGCTAGATATTACAGCAGCAGTAGCTTCTGCTTCTGTAACTGCTACAGCTACATCAGGTGCTATAGATTTAAAAGAATTTGATGGAGATGTATTGCTAGTTTTAAACTGTGCAGCGGGTACAGGCTCATCACCAACCTTAGACATTAAAGTTCAAGACTCTGATGAAACAGGTGGTACTTATGGAGACTTGTCTGGTGCAACTTTTACACAAGTAACAGATTCAGCTTCAGTGCAAACACTTGAAGTAAACAAAGATGAGTGCAAGAGATTTATTAAGATTGTGCAAACAGTTGGTGGCTCATCACCAGTTTTTGTATATGGAATCTCACTCGTTGGTGCTAAAAAATACGGTTAAAAAAAATACAGCCCCAATACGGGGCTTTTTCTTATGGCTTTTACTGAAGATTTAGATTCATTTTTTAATGATTTTAAAGTAGATGTATTTTATAAAAATGCTACTTATAAAGGTATTTTAGAAATGCCTGACGAAATTGTTGCAGATGATCGTGTGTTGACTACTGATTACGAATTAACAGTAAAAACTTCTGACTTAGGTGGTTTAGAATTTGATACAGAATTAAAAGTAGATGATATTAAATATAAAGTTAGAAGTGCTAGGAAAATAGATGATGGTAGTTTATCAGTTATTTCATTAATGAAGGTGTGATATGACAAGTAAAAGGGAACAAATATTAGCAAAGATAAAAACAAATCTTACTGGAACAACAGGTGTAGGAACTCGCATATATAGATCAAGAGCAACAGCTATTGCAAGATCAGAAACACCAAGTATTGTTATTGAATTTGTTAGTGATGAGCCAACTATAAATAGTGCAACTTATTTAAAACTTGATTGGACATTAAGAATTAGAGTTGTTGTTATTGTAAGGTCAGAAACACCTGATACTACAGCAGATCCGACAGTTGAAAGTTTACATACAAAAATTGTTTCAGATCCTACTCTTGGAGGATTGAGTTTAGATGTCAGGCCATCTACTACAATCTTTGATTCTTTTGATACAGATCAGCCTGCGGGTATAGTTAGTTGCGATTTTGAAATAGATTACAGATCAACTTATAACGATTTATCAACATGAATTACAATAAGGCTATTACCCTAACAACCTTGATTGTCTATTATGGAGTATGAAATTCCAAATGAGGGCGGTACTTACATACTTGACCCTAAAACTGGCAAAAAAAAGCTAGTACAACAAACTACACAAGCAGAACCACCTAAAGAGGTAACTAAAGATGCCATTACTGACAAGAAAGAGAGTAATTCTGATTGAAGCGGAAAGCTCTTATGGAACTGACCCCAACCCAGGAGCAACAGATGTTGTTCTCGTTAGAGATTTAAGTATTACACCACAATCAAGTGATGTTGTTAATAGAGATGTTGTAAGACCTTTTTTAGGAGCATCAGAACAGCTATTAGCCAATACATCAGTTGAAGTAAGTTTTAGCGTAGAACTTGCTGGCAGTGGGGCAGCAGGTACAGCCCCTAGATACGGAGCAGCCCTTAAGGCTTGCGGTCTTAGCGAGACTGTAGCAAGCGGAACATCTGTAACTTACGCCCCTGTTTCAAGTAGTTTTAGCTCAGTTACTATTCACTACAACACTGATGGTGTTAGGCATAAAGTGACAGGAGCAAGAGGAACAGTTGTTCTCAATGCTTCTGTTGGAGAAATACCTTCTCTTGATTTTACTTTTACTGGCATATATAATGCACCTGATGATTCTGCATTGCCATCAGTTACTTATGGAGATCAAGCAACTCCATTAGTTTTTAAGAATGGTAATACTACAAGTTTTCAATTATTATCTTTCTCTGCAGCGTTGATGTCGTTATCAATGGATCTTGGTAATTCAACTGTTTATCGTGAGTTGGTTGGTGGTACAAAAGAAGTAATTATTACTGATAGAGCAGCTAGTGGATCTGTCTCAATAGAAGCTGTTGCACTTAGCTCTAAAGATTATTTTGCCGCAGCCTTAACTGATTCATCTTTAGGTAACTTAAGCATTACTCATGGAACAACAGCAGGTAATATTGTTACTTTCTCAAGCACCAAAGTCGATATTGGTGATGTTGCATACGGAGAAACTGATGGTATTCAAATGTTAGAGATTCCTTACACATTAGTTCCAAGTGCATCAGGAAACGAACTCTCATTAGTCTTTACTTAATAAGTATTGACTACTGAGTTAAAGTAGAAGAGTATATATCTGTTTTTATGCCTTTTGTAAGAAAGAAAACTAAAGTTTATTCTTGGCCTGTAAATGTAAAGACTCCATCTACAACAAAAATAGGAGAGTTTGAAACTACTAAATTTATTGGCAAATTTGTTCGTTTATCAAGAACAGAACTTACTAATTTTGAAGAAGCAACTGAATATGATGCTCTTCAAAAAGTTTTAGTTGGTTGGGAAGATGTAAATGAAGAAGATGGAACACCTATAGAATTTAATCAAGAAAATTTAAAAGATTTTTCTGAAGATACAGATTTTGTAGCGGGTGTATTAGACGCATTTAAAGATTTTTACAGTAATGCTCAAGTGGGAAACTAATTGATGCCACTAAATACTGGGCTTCGGGTGGCAAACCAGTAATTGATGATACCTTAAAAGATGCACAGGCTTTTGGTATTCAGATAGAGAAGCAACCAGAAGAGAAAGATGAGTTTGAAGTATTTGATGAAAATTGGGATATTGTTATGATGTTTTTAAGAATGAATACACAATGGGAAATGTCTTTTGGAGGTGTAGTAGGATTAAAATACGAGGTCTTACTGCTTGCTGGCGGACTATTTGACCTATACAATGTAGAAAACAGACAAGAGATGTTAGAGGGCTTACAACTTATGGAATCTGTAGCTCTTGTTGAGATAAATAAGGATAAAAAGTAATGGCTAAGTCAGTAGATAAAATTACGCTTTTATTAGATTTAAAAGGTTTTAAATCTGTTAAAGGTCTTGGTCAAGATTTTAATAAATTCAAAAGTACAGTTAAGTTAAGTGCAAGAGAGGTAGATAAAGTTGTAAAAGGTTTAACTAAATTTCATGGCAATACAAAATTAAGCACTAATGCGTTAAGAGGTCAAATCAGTGCATTAACGAGATTAAAAGATAATGTTGGCATTAACACCAAAGCTTATAAACAGTTAAGTGTTGCTTTAGAGCAAGCAAAAAATAAGATGAATCAACTTACTAGTGCATCTAAAAAACAGGAAAGATTTGCTTTTTTAGGAAAAGGTGGTCGTGCTGCTTTAGGTGGTGCTATTGGTAGATTCTTACCAAGCTCTGCACAAATTGGAGGAATTGCAGGTTTTGCTGACAGTGGCTTTAAAGGTGCAGTAAAAGGAGCAGGAATTGGTCTTGCTGTTGATGCTGTAGCAGGTGGAGTTCAGTTTGCTAAACAAGCTGCGATACAAGCATCACAAGTACAGAAATTAGAAATAGCATTGAGAGGAGCAGTTAAAACAGAAGCAGATTTTAAAAAAGGTTTAGAAATAATTGCTAATACATCTAAAAGATTAAATGTACCTATAGCAGCATCAACTAAACAATTTACAACTTTAGCTGCATCTGTTGTAGGTGCGGGTGGGTCTATTGAGGATGCTCAAGTTGTTTTTGAAGGTGTTTCTAACTCAATTAAGGCAACTGGTGGTAATGCAGAAGATGTGCAATCAGCTATAAGAGCAATGAGCCAAATATTTGGTAAAGGTAAGGTGTCGGCAGAAGAGCTGCAAGGCCAGCTCGGTGAAAGATTGGCAGGTGCAGTTGTAAAATTTGCAGAAGCAAATGGTAGTAGTTTGCAGAAATTACAAAAAGACTTAAGGGATGGAACAGTTGGATTAGATCAAGTTATTAAGTTCGCACAGAAATTAAATATTGATTTTGCAGAGACAGCAGAAAGGGTGGCAAATTCATCAGCAGATGCGGGTCAAAGATTACAAACACAAATACAGAATTTATCAATAACAATAGGTAGAGATTTAATTCCTATTGGAGCTGCTCTGCAAAAACAATTTTCTGAAATGCTTCTTGGTTTTCAAGGAAACGAAGGTGCTGTTGTTGCTTTAACTGAAACTATAAAAGTTTTTGGTGGCTTCTTAGTTTCAACAGTAGCTCTTGCAAGAACCTTAGTAAGAATTTTAGTGGATATGGTTGATATTATTAATAATATTGCTGTTGGTAGGATAGATAAAGCATTTTTAATAGCTCAAAAAGGTTTTAAAGACTTTCAAACAAACCTTGATAAAGACATGGCTCTTTTAAATTCAATTAGAATTGGGGGGCAACCACCTAAAGCTGGAGAAGGTAGTGGAGCTAATACAACAACAGAGGGTTTACCATCATTAACAGAAGATCAATCTAAAAAAGCACAATCTATTTTAGATAAGTATGCAGAATCAGTTAGAGATGTTAATACACAAATAGCAAATTCTTTTGTAAATACATTTAAAAAACTTGAAGATAGTTTAGTTGAATTTGTACAAACTGGAACATTAAACTTTAAAAAACTTGCTCGATCTATAATTTCTGACATTACTAGAATATTTATTAGGTCAAAAATAATATCACCCTTACTTGGAGGTTTTGGAAATTTATTTGGTGGAGGAGGTAGTAAAACAATTAGAGGTGTAAGCACTGGATCAGGTTTAAACGCATTAGATTTTGATGATCCAAATGCTAATTTTGCCAAAGGCGCAGCATTTGCTTCAAATCAAATAATTCCTTACGCAAAAGGTGGTATTGTAAATAAACCTAAAATTTTTGGTTTTTCGAGAGGGATCGGTCTTATGGGAGAAGCTGGCCCAGAAGCTATACTACCACTGCAAAGAGGTAGAGGTGGAAAGTTAGGTGTTATTGCACAAGGTGGTGGTACAACTAATGTTGTTGTTAATGTAGATGCTTCTGGTAGTTCTGTTGAAGGTGATGAACAGCAAGGTAGGGAACTTGGTCGCCTTATATCAGCAGCAATACAATCAGAATTAATTGAACAGCAAAGACCAGGAGGATTATTGTCATGACTATTCAACCATTCCCAACTCCACCTAATGCTCCAGACCCTAGTTATCCTGTAAAAAAAAGCTCACAACCTTTAACACGCACGATTCGCTTTGCAGATGGATATGAGCATCGAATTATTTTTGGCATACCAGAACACCAAAATCCAAAAGTCTTTACTTTTGTGTGGAAAAATATAACAGAGGCAGAAAGTGATATTATTGAAAATTTTCTTGATGATCGTGCTTTAGATGGTGAAAGCTTTACTTATACTCCACATAATGAATCTAGTTCTATGCATTTTAAATGCCCAAAATGGAATAAAAACATGGATATACCTAATAGAGCAACAATTACAGCTACATTTACTCAAGTGTTTGAACCTAGTTAACTATGACTAACACTTGGACTGCTAATACAAGTTTAAGTTTGAATACTGTTATTGCTCCAACAGATTCACTTAGGAATAATGGATTATTTTTTAGAGTTATACAATCAGGCTCTACAGGATCTACAGAGCCAAATTGGTCAAAAACTGTAGGAGAAACTGTTTATGATAATACAGTTAGATATGTTTCTTTTAGTAGTACTTTTGGAGATATACAATCTTTAAATCCATCAGGAATAATCGAATTATTTATTATTACACTTAAAGAAGGTTTGCATTATCCTTCATCAGGAACAAATTCTGTTGAGGTTGAGGATGTGACAGGTCAAAATAATTTTGTTTTAAGTAACAAATTTTATTTTCATTCTGGTTCAAATTTAAATGCAAATAATAAAATTAGATGGCAAGGTATTGATTATTTTAGATTCCCTGTTCAAGCATCAGGATTTGGATTTCAAAAGGGAAAAATCCCAAGACCTAAATTAGTAGTTAGTAATGCTACAGGTCTTATTTCATCAATTTTGTTAACTGTTAATAAAACAACTACAGGTAATGATTTGACAGGAGCTACATTAACAAGAGTTCGTACATTAGTAAAATTTCTAGATGCTTCTAATTTTGCAAATGGACAAAATTCAACAGCAGATCCAACAGCAGAATTTCCAAGAGAAATTTACTTTATTGATCGTAAATCAGTTGAAAGTCGTGAAGTTGTTGAATTTGAATTAAGTTCTCCTACAGATTTAATGGGTGTTAAAATTCCAAAAAGAAAATGTACTCGTGTAGATTTTCCAGCCGTAGGTACATTTAAGTAATGAATTGGCAAAGTGATGCATTAAAACATTCAAAAGAAGAAAACCCAAAAGAGGCAGTGGGATTAATTATTAACGTAAAAGGAAAGGAGAAATATATACCTTGTAGAAATATTGCATTTTCTCAACACGATTGTTTTACATTAGATCCTGATGATTATTTAAAAGCTGAAGGACTTGGGGAAATAGTAGCTGTATTTCATAGCCATCCAAATATGCCACCAACACCAAGTCAAGCTGACAAGATTAGTTGTGAGGAACATGGGCTTCCTTGGTATATTGTGAATCCTGTTTCTGAAGAATGGTCATATTTTGAACCTTGTGGTTATAAACCACCTCTACTTGGAAGACCTTGGGTTTGGGGTATTACAGATTGTTGGGCATTAATAAGAGATTGGTATAAAGAAAAAAGAAATATAGATTTAAAAGATTATGAAAGACCTCTGCATTTTCATGAATTTTTAAATAATCCAGTATTTGAAAAATATGCTACAGAAACAGGTTTTAGAGAGTTAGAAGAAAATGAAAAATTAGAAAATGGAGATGTTATTTTAATGGCTATTAGATATCATACTTTAAATCATGTTGCATTATTTTTTGATGGAGATGTTATACATCATTTAACAGATAGATTATCTTGTAGAGAGCCATATTCTCAGTGGTTGTTAAAATGTAGTAGAAAAAGGTATCGTTATGTCTCGTAAGTTAAAATTACATGGCAAACTTGCTGAATTTATTGGTATTGATGAGTTTGATGTAAAAGTCAATACTGTTGGGCAAGCTGTAAGTTTCTTAATAAATAATTTTCCTCAACTCGAAAAATATATGAGTTCACAATATTATCAAGTTAAAATTGGAAATTATTTAATTTCAGAAGAAGAAATTAATTATCCATCGGGGAAAGAAGACATACACATAGTTCCAGTTATAAGTGGGGCGGGAGATGCTTTAAGAAACATTATTTTAGGTGCTGCTTTGATTACTGGAGCAGTATTATTTAGTCCTATAACTTTTAGTTTAAAAACAGGTTTTGCAATGAATAGTGCTAATGTTCTTGCTCAAGGGGCATTAGCAGTAGGAGGGATGTTACTTCTTAATGGTGTAAGTTCATTATTGTTTCCAATAGAAGAGCCTGATGTACCAGAAGATGATCCTCGTTTATCCTTTAGCTTTAATGGATTACAAAATACAAGTAGAGCAGGGACAAGTGTTCCAATAGTATATGGTGAAATGTTCACAGGTAGCATAGTTATAAGTGCAGCTATTGATACAAATCAAGTACAAGTGGAATCAGATTAATGATGAACAAAAGAAAATTAATTAGAGGTGCAGGGAGTGGAGGTAGAGAGCCAAAAATTACTCCTGATAATTTACATAGCCGTCAATTTGCAACATTACAAGATTTAATATCTGAAGGTGAAATAGAAGGTTTCGCTACTCCATCAAGAGATGGTATTACTGATAGAACTTCAATAGCTTATAACAATGCTGCTCTAAAAGATGTTTTTTTAGATGATACTCCAATTTTAAACGCAACTGCAAGTAATACAAATCCCTCTAATACAGATTTTAATTTTCCAAAAGACGATATTACATTTAAAACACGTTTTGGAGAGGCTACTCAAACTAGATTAACAGGTATTCCACTTGATATAAGATCACCAGAAGTTGCATCTCCAAATACTTTTGTTACAAAATTAGATGCTAATAATCAACCTTCTAATGGTGTTGTGAAACAAATAACACAAGCTTGTGATGCGGTGATAGTTACTTTAACTTGGCCTGTATTGCAAGAGGTTACTAAAAAGGGAGATATAAATGGATTAAGTGTTGAATATACAATATCTACAAAAGCTTCTAATCAACAAAATGCAGACGAAAAGATAAGAGCAACTGTAAGCGGTAGGAGTGCAGATGCTTTTAGTAGAGATCATAGGATTCCATTGTCAGGAAGTTTCCCTATAGATGTAATAGTAAAAAGAATAACTGACGATCAAGAAGTAGGTGGTTTAAAAACGGATAGATTTAAATTTGTTTATATACAAAGAGTTTTTGATAGAGTTGAGACTTATAATAATAGTGCTTATACAGGTCTAAGATTAGATAGTGCATTATTTAGTGCAATTCCAAAAAGAGTATTTAGAGTTCGTGGAATAAAAGTTAGAATACCAGGTGCGGGAGCAAATAATTCTGGAACTCCGCAAGTAGTTAAAAATCAAGCAGACGCAAATGCACTAAATTTAGGTACAGTATCAAGTTTTGGATTTATACATTATCCAAATGGTTATATTTTTAACGGAACAATGCAAGCTGCAACATGGACAACTTGCCCTGCGATGATTTTGCTTGATTTGTTGACTAACAAAAGATATGGACTTGGAGATCACATTGCACCAGATCAAACAAATGACTCTACACTTTTTTCTAATATAGATTTATTTACTTTTTATTCTGCTTCTAAATTTGCAAATTTTTTAGTTGATGATGGTTCAAATACTGGTGCTAAAGAGGCAAGATTTTCATGTAATGTTAATATACAAAATCCCAAAGAAGCTTTTACTGCAATAAACGAGTTAGCAAGTTGTATGAGGGCTATGCCTATATGGTCTGCTGGTTCTATAAGTTTGGCTCAAGACGAGCAAAAAACTGCTAGTTATTTATTTAATCTTGCAAATGTAGGTGAGAAAGGTTTTGTTTATCAAGGAAGTAGTGCAAAGCAAAGAAATCCTATTATTTCTGTTAGTTATTTCAATATGGACTCACAAGAAATTGATTTTGAAATTGTTGGAAATGATATTATTGGAGCAAATGCAAAACAAGCAGATATTGATAGACAAAATAAATTTGGAACTAGTATTAAACAGGTTAAAGCATTTGCTTGTACATCTAGGAATCAAGCAGTAAGACTTGCTAGGGCAATACAATTTGCTGAAGAATTTGAATCAGAGACAGTTACATTTACAACATCTATTGATTCTGGTTTATTAGTAAGGCCAGGTGCTGTTATTGAAATAAATGATCCTGTTAGAGCAGGGGCGAGAACAGGTGGTCGTATAGTTGCAGCTACAACAACATCTATAACTATAGATTCACCATCAAATACTACACTGCCATCATTAAATCAGTCTCCTAAAATTAGTGTCATATTACCCGATGGAACAGTTGAAGAACGAAGTATTTCAAATATCAATGGTGCAGTTTTAACTTTAAGCACCTCATTGTCTCAAGTACCTAATGTTAGTTCACCATATTTACTTTCAAGTACAGAATTACAATCACAATTATTTAGAGTAATACAGGTAGAAGAAGAAGATGAGGTAAATTATTCTATAACAGCACTAACTTATGTTGACGGTAAATATAATTATATTGAAAATAATGAAGCATTACCTGTAAGAAATATAAGTATTTTAGATCAAAGTTTAAATTCACCTTCAAATTTACAAGCTGAAGAAACATTAATAGTTATAAACGGAATTGCTCGTAGTAAATTAATTGTAAGTTGGAAAGAGCCTTCTAAACAATTAGTTGCAGATGATGGTAATTATTATGATATACCTCAAGGGCCAGCGGGATATAAAGTAAATTATAGGATAAGAAGAGATGCAGGTGGTGTTGATAATTTTAAGAGTATTGATGTTGTAAGTAATGATTTTGAATTGTTAGATACAGAAAAAGGAAGTATTGATTTTGAAATATATTCAATTAGTGCAACTAATAAATTATCAGCTAATGCTTTAGAAGGAAATATTCCAACAGAGGGAAAAACAGGAAGACCAGATGATGTATTAAATCTTGCTATAGAAGCGATTGATGAAAAACTTGCAAGAATAACTTTTACTCAATCAAGTGCAGTTGATGTTTTGTATGGTGGTTCGGTATTTATAAGACATACTGCGGAGACAGGAAACGCAGCTACATTTGCATCAGGTCAAAATATTGTAGATGCAGCACCAGGTAACACGACAGAAGTGATAGTCCCAGCTTTACCAGGTACATATCTTGTTAAGTTTCAAGATGATACAGGTCAGTTTAGTGCAACAGCAGCAAGAGTTGAATTAGAACTTGTAGATATTTTTGATTCGATTTTGGTTAAAAATGATAGAGAACATAATGATAATCCTCCATTTAATTTTAATAATAACAACCTTAACCTGTTTAGTAATACACAGTATAGTTCCAATAAAGGTGGTCTTATAATTACTAATCCATCTCTTGTAATAAATGGTACTTATACACAGTCAGGTATAACTATTACTTGTAATATTAATAGTCATGGATTGGTAGTAGGTCAAACGAAAGACTTTGATTTTTTTACAGGAGATGCAAAAAGTGGTAAATATACAATTAAGAGCGTTAGTGGAAATTCTTTTACTGTAGAGTCAACTGTTTCAGCAAGTACTGTAGGAAGTGTAAGAGTTTTAAAAGGTTTGAATGGTACTTACGACTTTAAAGATTTCTTAGATCTAGGAAGTGTTTTCTCACTAAATTTAAGAAGGCAGTTGCGAGGTGCTGGCTTCTTCCCGTCAAGCTTGTGGGATGACAGAGTTGGATTAGTAGATAGTTTTCCTGATTGGGATGGAGATTTGGCTGAAAATGCTATATCAAAAATTTTTGTAAGCACTACTAATGATGATCCAAACAGTTCTTCAGCAACCTTTACTAAATTTACTGAATTTTCTAATGGTACTTTTAAAGGAAGAGGATTTAAATTTCAAGCTTTATTAGAAACTACCGACTCTGCACAAAATGTAGTTGTACAAGAATTAGGTTATTTAGCAGAAATGCCTGTAAGAACTGAACAATCCACATTACTTTACTCTAGCAATGTAGCAAGTCCTTCTGGCAGTGGTATAGCAAAACAGGTGACATTTACAAAACCATTTTTTACTGGAACTTCAAGTACAGAATCAGTTCCTAAACCTTCAGTTAGTATATCTCCGCAAAATTCACAAGCAGGGGATCATTTCACGATTACTAATTTATCTGGCACTAGTTTTACAGTTACCTTTTTTAATAGTGGTAGTATTGTTAATAGAAGTTTTACATACAATGCTGTTGGTTTTGGTAAAGGTGTGTAAAATGATCGTAAATATAGTTGAGAAATGAGTCTTTCAGTAGCTAATTTTATTATTGATAATGCGTCTGGACAAGCAGTTAGGCAAGATATTGAGGCTTGTTTATTGGCGTTGCAAGGTTTGAGTGCAGAATCAGGCTCAGATTTAGCTGAAAGTAAATGTGTCCAAGGAATGTGGTTTTTGAGAAGTGATACTAAAGAAGTAAAAATAAAAAAATCTACTCTTGGTTTTACAACTGTAGGAAATATTGACCAACCTAATTTAGGCTTATTACCAAGATCAGGTGGTACATCTGCTCCTATGACAGGTCAGTTTCTAGCTAATAGTGGAGGTCTTGCTTCTGCACCAGATATAGCTTTTGATGGTGATATTGATACTGGTTTATATAGAGTAAGTAGCGATATTCTTGGTGTAAGTTGTGGTGGTACAGATGTTTTTGAATTTCGTAACGGTCTAAATATCTCACGAAAAGATTTTACTATAAGCAAAAACGATAATCTTGATGCAATTTTAAATATAGTAACTAATTCTGACAGTAAAGCTGCTTATATTGATCTTGTAACCTCCAATTTATCAACTAATGCTGTTGGACATGATTTTGGTTTAAGGCTTTTTAGGGAGGCAGGTGTAGATGGTAATTCCTTATTACATCACAGATCGGATTCTAATACTGCTCAAAATTTAGTTATAAATTCTCAAACAGGTAGTAGTGGCGGGATCTTGTTTCAAACGGGTGGAACGCCTAATTCAAATTTACAGTTAGAAAAATCTTCTCTGACACAATGGTCTATAAGTGCGGTTGGAGCTTTAAACTCTAACAGCAAACAAATATCTAATAGTTTGACAACTGCTGGTGCAAGTTTTCATGTTCAACAATACTATGATGCTCAAGGTAATATTCAGAATTATTTTGATGGGTTAGCACTTGTTAAAAATAACAATGGATGGGGTACACCTTTGTTTATAAATCGTTTAAATCCATACGCAACAGGTAATTTAGTAGAATTTCAGTCAAATAATACTTTTTGCGGATCTATCAATACAACTACTGGCAGTACTACAAATTTTAATACAAATGTTTCAGACAGGACACTGAAAAAGAATTTTGAAAATTGGAATGAAAATACTTTGGATCTATTTAAAAGTTTGAATCCCCAAAAATATAATTATTTACATCAAGAAGATACTGCTAAAAAAGATAAAGGTTTTATAGCACAAGAAGTTGTTGATAGTTTTCCAGAGGCATATCCACAGAATGACGAAGGTAAATA